CTGACGAGAGTGAGGCGAAGGCGCATTACGACCTGCAAGTGGGTGCGCCTGCCATCCCCGGCACGCTCAAGGGCTCGCCTTTCGCGTCGATCCGTGAGACGACGACGACCGATACCGAGACGGACAACACCCAATGAGCGGCGCTGACCTCGCCGGGGTCGTCGCCGACGCTGCTGTGGCCGACCTCCGTCGGCTGGAGTCGGCGCTTGAGCGCGACCTTCTGCGCATCCTGCTGTCTCTCGACACGATGCCGGGCAATGACAGCCTCGTGAGGCGTCAGGGTCAAACCACAGCCGCTGTCATGCGTCAGGTGCAGGATCGGCTGGTGGCCGAGGGTGAGGCGCTGGAATCGCTCACAGGACGCCGGGCAGTGGAAGCCGTGCAGGCGGTCATGGGTGCCCCGCCGTCGTCCCTGCCGGTCGATGTGCGTGCGACCCTTGACGGCATCGTCAACGAGCAAGTGGCCGACGTCGTCAAGGTGTTCAAGGGCGCCGTCCCCGAGATGCGGGATGCTGTCTCGCGCGGCATCTTGTCGGGTGGTTCGCTGGCCGACGTAGTCGAGGAGGTGCGCCAGCGGATGGCCACCACCTATGTGCAGGCGAGCGCCGCTGTCGATGCGGCGATCATGGCAGCCGGTCGGCGGGCCATTCTCGCGGCGGCAGCAGCGTCAGACCTCGACCTCGTCTACGTCTACGTCGGCCCACGGGATGGCAAAAACCGCCCATTCTGCAAGGTCTGGGTGGGCAAGGCGTGCACCGACCCGGCTCGCCTCGACAATGGTCAGGGCCTCCCCGCCGACGACTACTGCGGCGGCTACAACTGTCGGCACTCGTGGGCGCCAACGCTCGTCGAGACGTGCGTGGAAGAGGGCATCCCGATTCTGCGGCCTGATGGATCGTCGCTTGTTGTGGTCCCCTGATGGGCGTCACCATCCGCCGCACTGGGAAGCCATACAAGTTCGACGCTTCCAAAGTTGAGAAGGTGATCAAAGCGTTCGTGCCGGGAACGATCATCCGTCGGACGAGCAAGGGCATCTCGTCGACGGGGTCCAGTTTCGCTCCCTATCGCGAGTCCTACCAACAGGCCCTCCGTCGAGGTGGTGAGGATCAGGCCGTCGACCTGCGGATGACTGGCGGGCTCGTCAACTCCATCAAGGTGACGTCGATCGACGTCTCGGCGAACAGCCTGCGGTTCGTCATCGCTCCCGACGCTGGCACCTCGCCGTCTGTGAGCCTCGCAGGTGGCCGCGCCAAGCGGACAGGCGGGAGAAGTCCACCCCACAACGTGCTCGGCTACTGGATCGAGCACGGTACGTCACAGATGGCAGCCCGTCCGTTCATGGGGCTGACGGCTGACGAAGAACGCCAGTTGGCGACATTGCTGGACAAGGCCAAGCTGTTCGGGTGACAGCGCCGCCGGAACCTGTTACATAACCGGCTATGCAACGCGTTTTGCTTGGCTCCACGGACACCATCGTCAGCTACCCTCGGGTGGCTCGTGACGGTGTTGTCCGTCCGTCGGGGGTTGCGACGTCGGCAACCGCTCGCCGTGTTGCACCCACCGACCCCGACCTTGCGACGGCCTACGTCGCCGCCACGGTCGAAGGCGTGTCAACGACGACGCAAGGCGCCAAGCAGGAGGGCGACGAGTTCATCACGCTGGCGGGCGCACAGACCATCGTCGCAGGCCGTCGATACCTGCTGATCGACGCCAGCCATGGGCGCTATGTCGTCGTCGAGGCCACCAACAGCGGCAGCACAACGACGATGTACCTCGCCGAGCCCCTGTTGTGCGACATCGCCAACGGCAGCGCGGTCAAGGGGATCGCCTGCACCGTCGCTCTGACGGCTGCACAGACCTCAGACCCTGGCAGCGGCTACGTTCTGTTTCGGGCCACCGTCGACGGCGTCGTGATCGAGTGGGACGAAGCTTTCCGCGTCGTCCGCCGCATCACGTCGATCGCGCTCACCACGACCACGCTGGCGCACCTCTACCCGGTGGTGCGCAAGCTCTCATCCTCAAGCGACACCACCCTCGAGGAAGCCCTCGAGGCGTCGTGGCGTGCCGTCATGGTGCCGCTGCTTGCGGCTCAAGGCATCCTCGACGAAGACGTCATCACCGACGACGTGTTGGTTCCGCTCCACGCCATCGCCACCGTGCTCCACCTCGCCCGCCAGTGGCCACAGTCAGACAACGACTATGTGGCCCGGCTGGAGGCGTCCTACGAGCAAACCAAGGCCACCACGTTTGCCCGCATCGACCTCGCTGTCCGTGGCCAGGAAGAGACGCCGTCGGTGCCTGTCCCCGGCGCTGAAAAGCGCATCAGCATTCGGTTGAGCCGATGACGTGGACGCTCGCGCGCCGCCAGTTGGTCGCCATCGGTGAGGGCGTCGCCCCAACGACGCGCCTTGGTGGTCTGCCTGCCAAGTTCAGGCATGACAAGAACGGCGATGAGAACGCCGACACCGGCGACTCCCGGCGGTTCTGGCTGCGCACCTTGTCCGGCTATGGGCGTGGCCCATTCACGACACAGACAACGTGGTGGCGCGCTACGGTGCAGCTTGTCGTCGAGTACGTCGCCGACAGCAAGACCGACGCCCTCGACGAGTCCATGGTCTCCGACGCCATCGACCTGATCAAAGCCTACTCGCTCGGGTCCAACTGGGACCGACCGACGTCGGGCATCGTCTCCGTGTCTGCCGCTGGTGACAGCATCGCTCCTTTCGAGATCGAGTCTGGCGATGGTCGCCGACGTCTCCGCATCAACCTTGAGGTGACCTACCATGACTGACGTTGCCCGGCTCTCGACCCTCCGCTACGCGCTCCATACCGACGCGTTCACGTTCTCCAACACGCCCGGCACGCTGTTCCCGCTGCGCATCACCGACGACGGCGCGTCGTTCCTGCCCCGTCAGCGTGACCCGCTGGCGCGCAACCTGCGGTCGCTGTCCGGTCGGCGCTACAGCCACATCCGAGGCGTGCAGAACACGGGCGATATCACGGTCCCCCTTGAGTTTCGCGGCGTCGACACCAACAGCGGCGGCGCCGTCGCTGATTGGGAGGCCAAGATGGAGCAGGGGTTGATCCTCCGCGCCATGTTCGGGGCTGCGGCAGCGGCGACGTCGTCGACCGCAACCACGGTTGCCGCCTCGGGCCACACGCCCGGCAGTGGCATTGTCGGCGTCGCCAGCGAGACCAACTACGCCGCTGGTCAGGTGGTCGGTTTCGCCACCTCCGACGGTTTCGAGGTCGGTAAGATCGCGTCGACCGCCGCTGGTGCCCTGACCCTCGAACACCCCTACACCGGCACCCCGACCACGGGCGCCACAGTGTTTCGCGCCGCCGTCTACAGCGTCGCCGACGCCACCACCCACCACCCCCACGCGTTTTTCTCTGCCGAGGGTGAGGACTGGCGCCGCGACTACTTCGGCTGTGCGCCGATGTCCTTCGCCCTTGAGATGAGCAACGCCGGGATCGTCGGCTTCACGTCGGTGTGGTCGCCGTCGACCCACAGTGATGTTGCCGAGGCCAACCCGACCCACGCCGAGCCCACTGCCGGGAGCCCCGTCGTCGTCGACCTCTGCCGCCTGTGGTTCGGCGGGTCCGAGATGATGGCCCGCGATTTCTCGTTGACCTACTCCAACGGCATGGCTGTTCGCCGCGCCGACACCGAGACCAACGGCAAGCTTGGCGGCGTCGCCGGGGCCGCTGGCGCCAAGGAGTACAAACTCGAGTTCTCGGTCTACATCGGCGCCACCGCGCTGCCCGGCGAGATTCAGGACAGCACGGGCTCCCCGGCTTCCCTCGCCACCTTGCTCGGCATCAGCGACAGCGCGGGCGACGTGTCGGCCACGCGCGAAGTGTCGTTGCAGGTCGGGACCGAGGTCGGCTGCACGTTCTACGCGCACATGCCGACGGCTGATTGCCAAGTCACGACCCAGATCGTGGACGGTCTCACCATGGCGCGAGTCGTGTGCGTCGGCACCGGCGCCGTCCCCGGCATCCTGGCGGTGCTCTGATGGCCACCCTGCTCATCTACCCCGGCACCAAGGGTGCCCCTGTGGCGCTCCAGGAC